CGCGACGGGCTAGGTATTCCTCAACTGGCTCATCATGGTTGCGTAGATGGGCAACCGATGGCGTCGGGAGCAGACTCTTGGTGATGCTCTCAGAAACCTTCAAACCATTCTCGAAAGCAATCTCAGCCGCCTGGTCGGCTACCTTGACCATACGTCCGCGTTCACGAGCCTGTTGCTCGCTGATAGCACCGCCAGTCGAGTCAGTGACGCTGGGGGTACGCAACAATAAAGACTCGGAATCGGTTGTGGGGAGCGCCAGCGTCAGCTGCTTTGAGACCAATCCACTTCGCATCATACCCGAGGTCTGCCAAGTCTCCGAGAACGGCTCCCATGGCTCTGATAGGAGGCTTTCCGGCAAGTATTGCCAAATCTTCTTCTCCGTATTCCATTCCATTATTTGCTTTGGCACTTAGTAAACCCCTTACGTTTTCGATTACTACTAGTTTTGGTTTGATTTCTTCGATTGCACGAGCAAACTCGCTCCACAATCCTGATCTAGTTCCGTCAGTCAGCCCTGCACGTTTTCCAGCCAGCGACAAGTCCTGACAGGGAAAGCCACCAGTAAGGATGTCTACAGGCTCGACTTGAGTGAAGTCAATCTTGGTGACGTCACGATAGTTGGGGATACCAGGGAAGTTCTTCTCCAGTATCTTGGCGGGAGCATCGTCCCATTCACAGTGCCATGCAACGCTGGCACCAGTCATAGCCTCAACCGCTAGGTCAAGTCCTCCGTAGCCGGAGAATAGGCTACCGATTTTCATTCAGCAACTCCCTTATCTCAGTGAAGCTCAGCGTCTGGGAATACAGGCCGCCATTGCTGGCAACGATGCGCTTCGCCTCAATAGCATCAATCATAGTTGCTAGACGGTCGAGTGTGTGTCTGGCTCCCTGCCTGCGGTAGTTATCGCGGACTGGCTCGCCAATCTTCATTAGGTCAGACAATTGAATCCCCTTTCAGGATTGCTAGTTTCTTCAGAACATTTCGTTCAATGTTGATGCCACGGTCAGCATCAAGAAGTTTGCGGGTAGTTTTGTAACGCTTATTCACAACCTCGGCAATAGCCTCGTCAATGGTGTGAGTAGCAATCAGATTCCAAATAGTAACGTGGTGCATGTTGCTAGCTCGGTGAACCCGATCCTCAATCTGCTCAATACGGTCAGGATCGTATGGACTATCAAACATAATCAAATCATCGGCACGATCCAAGTTGATACCCACACCAAGACCACCAGATAACAACACAACCCGAAGCACCCCAGACTGGAATCTCTCCTGGATAACGGCACGACTAGTAACACTAGTGCTACCATCCAAAACGTCACTAACAATACCTCGCGCATACAACTCCTTCTTCAACCAATGCAGCACTGCACTGAACTGGCTGACAATAACAACCTGAGAGTTTTCAGCCATAGCATCAGCCTCAATAAAGCCACGCTCATCAAGCCACTCCAACAACCAATCAAGCTTGATAGACTCGCCACCAACAATCGGCTCCGGCTTCTCATCCTCAGTCCAAGAACACGTAGCCAACTGACGTGAACGCAAAGCGAAAAGCATACCCGCAGTGCCATCATTAGCTTCAGGATCATTCAGCATCTTCTCATAACGCAACTGCGCCATCACATACTTGCCGTATTGCTTAGCACCCAAAGTCAACTCAACATCAACGAAACGCTTAGGTGGCAGCTGAGCCAACACTTCAGTCTTCGTGCGACGAATCATCCACTTATTACTAAACAACTGCCACTTACGCTCATCCTTCAAGCCGTAAGCAACCTTGATGGTTTTACTCCGAGATACTCGTTGCTCACCCATAAAGAAGTTATCTTCAAGCCAGGCATAACGGTTGAAGCCAACGATAGATGGGTAGAGAAACTGCCAAGTGCCAAACCGATTCTCCAACTTGCCACGGTCAGGTGTGCCAGAGATAGCAATCCGGTATGCGCCAGTGTGAAAGCAACGCAACTTATTCAAGCCCTTACGGAACTGAGTCAACGACTTGCCTGTGATAGGTAGCACTAGGTGCGACTCATCAACAATCACAGCATCCCAATACACGTCCGGCAGGACGATCCGTGGACCATTCTTAGTTAAGTCGAGGGAGTTGTGGTTCAAGACGTAGAACACTGGCTTAGAAGTATCAGCTGCATCAACACGCGCCTGCTTCTGTTTACTCGTGCCGCTAAACACATCCACAACCTCAACATCATAGCGAGGGCTAATGAAGCGAGCGATGCTATCAACCCAAGTGGTTTGAGCGTTGATAAGTGGAGTAGTAATCAGGATGCGTGAAGGCTTATTGAGCAAGCCAGCAATCTCCAATGCACCCAAAACTTCTAGAGTCTTCCCAAGCCCAGGCTGGTCAGCCAAGAGAATTGCCTTTTGCTCAGCGATCCTCTCAGCTGCCTCAACCTGATACCCGAAGAGAACCTCGGAAATCAGCGTCATTAGTCTTCCATTGCCTCTTCGCGGGCGCGGTCATAATCCTCATCACAGTGACACAACCGACCACAACGGTAGCAATAGTCCTCAATCTCAAGGACATTCTCACCCTCTTCCTCCGGTTCAGGGACGGGACCCTTGCCTTGCAGAGCGAGGTCATAGGCACGCATTTTGTTGCTGAAAGCCTGAGCTTGCTTAAAGAAGTTCTCAGTCAGTTCAACCATGTTGATAAGGGCATCGCCAGCAGTTGGCTTGCAGTTACAGGATTCGTTCAGGTCGCACATGGTTATCGCTTGATGTTCAGGCGGGACTTAGCGGTGCGAGTGAACATCTCAGGGTAATCCGCAACAGCGAAGTTGTCCTTGATGTATTCAGAGTTGATCTGGGTTTCACGCCAGCGAGAAATAGAAGCCACCTCAGCGCCATTCACCAGAAGAACGTCATCCTTACCGATAGCGTCCTTCAAGACGTCATCTATGGCTTTCTTCTGGGCGGTAAGAGCCTTGATCTGGTCGTCAATGTGACTACGCTGAGCAAGCAACTCATTAGCGAGGATAGGGTCAGCAGCTTCCACTGCCTTGCGGTCATCAGCAGTAGCCTTTGGCTTGCCAGTGATGAGGGTGTTCTTTGCTTGAGCGATAATCTCGTCAAGCGAAGCGTCCAGGGACGCAGGCGCAGCTTCAGCTGCCTTTTTGGTTGCCATTTTCGTTTCTTTCGTTTTAGTAATGGATTACTGGGTTGCGAAGAAGGTTTACAACCTGTTCGCTGTCAATCAGCATAGAGTTTGCCACTGACAATTTAGCCGTCTTGGTTATAACAACTCGATAACGGTGATTCAATGACGGAACGATGTCCACCTCGAAGTTGTCCTTGACGTAGGTATAGAGAGGCTTATCGGCAACTTTTGCTTTCCATCCGGAACGTGCCAACTCATCCTTGATCCACTTGGGAAGTTGCTTAGCCATTGGCATTTTCCTTCAACTCAAATGCGGGACCATGTATAGCTAGTGGTGGGCAGTCAAGAATCTCCATGCCAACCACTTCGCCTGCGTCATTGAGATCTAGGTTTATTTGACGTGTGACAGTTTTACGGCTTACTCCGCCGCCGAAATGGAATGAGATGTAGGCAGAGCCATGCTCGTCTGGGTGCCAGACTGCGGCTAGAGCGTGTTCAAAATTAGGCATTAGCGAGCTTCTCCCAGGCATCATCAGTCATAGCCAGCACGTCACCAGAAGCCGACTTACGGGGCTGCAACTCAGTGAATTGCTTATTGGTAGTAATCAGAATGCCAACCTCGTTACCGCCCTCATAGACGTAGTAACGGCGAATCAGATTACGCTCACGGATCGAAGCCGAGAAAAGAGAAACGTGAATACTCATTTAGATTGTCCTAAAGATTAGGTAAAGAATGACGACTAAGGTAGCGGTTGCAACAGTCAAAACTATTTTAGCTGCAAGCAAGGCAGGGTCCTTGGAGATTGAAGGAAGCCCAGACTTGCGATGTTTAGCGTGTTGCGGGTCATACTTGCGTATGTTCCAGGTTATCTGGTTGAATAGGTAGCGAAGGCGTGGTTGCCCTTTTGTGTTCATTAGTGAACATACCTTTCGGTTAGCCCCCGTCCAGTTATCGTTCACTGGGCGGGGGTCGAATGTTTTATCGGGGATTCCCGAAGCGGTCGGATAGGTCATCGCCAATCTGGTATGAACCATCATCAAGGTTCACATACATTGACGGATTATCAGCCCAACTAGCGGCTTCATAAGGATCAGCGACTGAGCTAACCCCGAAACTCAACTTGCCGTCATAGCCCAAGCTAGTGAAGACAGCGTTGATTATCTGAGCCGTGAGGTAGGCACTATCACCAATACAACTAGACGTAGCGAGAATCTCTTTCACAGGATCATAAACCTCCTCACCCGCAGAGAAACTATAGACCTCAATCGGGTTAGGGAATGAGCTTGACTCAAGGAATACATGAACACGGTCACCCATTAGTTGATACCCCGATTCTCAATAATCTGCTCAATGTAGTAGTTCTCAGTTTCGTTGGCGTTATCGAAATAAGGATCGTCATTCTCGATGTATTCAACAAAACGAGCAAACTCGTCATTGGTAATGGGAGCTGCAACTGGCTCATCGGTGAAAGCCAGTTGCTCGTTGAGCGATGCGGTTGAGTAAACGAGTGGCACATAAATTAAGTCGTTAGCGTCATAACGCTGCTTCAACTGTTCGATGTATTCATCTCTGGTTTTTACTGCATACATGGCGTGGTTGCCTTTCTTTGGTTGGGTTGGGTTGGTTAGTAGGGTAGGTCGATTAGGTCGGATACGTCTAGATCCCAGCCGTAGTGCCTAGCGCAAAACAGACGGGCAATGTTCACGCGCATAAAAGCTGCACGCTCAGCCTCGGCGGGCGGTGCTTCCCAACGGAAGGCAGGAAACCATCCGTTGAGCTCTAGAGGGTTAGGCTTACTGAATGGCACCGGGGTTTCACCCTTGAACCAGGCTTCAGTAAGTGCAGGGGCAAACTCCCTCACCAACTGGTAAGGAATGTTGCGGTTGTCTAAGTCCTTAGCCGCTTTCATACGAAGCTCTTCGTGATTGTGGCGGTTGAATTTGCGAGCCTCGGTCAAGGCTTGGTGTTTGCGTGGATCGATGCCCTCGGCTATCTCAGCCAGTGGAGCGCGAACACCATTAGGTGCTTCGACTCTAGTGAACATCGTTCGGTTGCCCTGAACGTCCTTACCGTTAGCGCGTAGCCAGTTTTCAACGTCCGCTAGACGATACCAAACGGCGTTGGATGACTCGTGGGTGTATTCGTCAAACTTAGCCAGGTGTCGGTATTGGTCCCTGCGCCACAGACGGATGGTTGATTTGGGGATGCCCGTGAGGCTAGAAACATCTTCAATTTTTATGAGAGTGCCTAGCTGCGGATCTTCGATGCGTGTTGCCAATTTTCTTCCTTACTCTAGGATTCTAATACTACCTATGGTTTTGTTAGTGTATTGAGTGTAACTCGGGGGACTTTGCTTGTAAAGGGGTTTTAGGGGTCAAAATACCCCTTATTTAGCCATAAATTGCAATTTTCTTATTAGTTCCTATGATTTTTATGTTGGGTGTTGGTTTTCTTAGAGTTATAGGAAAACTAACACTCAATGTGTGATTTTGGCTAAGGGCTTGCGGAATGTTTTTTGCGTAATAAGTGAGAATCATTCTCACTAAGGGGAGGGCTGATTGACGTTTCCATTCGGCACGTCATCGCCGAAGAATACGGGGGAGCATGACGGGTAGGCGCAACTGGTGCAGAGCTGTGTAAGGTTCACCTCGTCACAGAATGGGCAACAGTAAAAGTCTGGGCGCATTAGATAACCTCCCATCGGTAAAAGTCCTCATCGCATTCAGGGCAAAAAGCGTAGTAACCGGGAGTTGCGTTATTCAAGTCCACTGCATTGTGGCAACGTGGGCATTCAGGCGCGTTCATTACTCCACCTCTATTTCAAAGGCGAGCTCAAGAGCCTCGGCGCAAGTGTTCAGCGAGGGTGTCCAAAACTCATCGGTCAAAGACGGAAGCACAAAGTCACGGCGATAATCAGGATCGGATTCCCAGGTGAGGTGCTTGCGAGTGTAGCCAGCATCCTCATTGGTCCAGACGGTGGCACGCTCAAGGAAGACGGTGTAAAGGTCATTCCGTAGAAAGGATTCAGTTTCGTGGATGAGCTCAGGCAAAACTGATTCGTTTTTGTAGTAGTAGAAAACGCGCCAGTAATCCCCCTGAGAATAGCCACGGGCATCTTTGAAGCCAGAGGCATAGCCCTCATTGGCGACAAGGTTCGACAAGGCACTTTCAAACTCTGGTCCGTAGTCGTTTCCAGGTTCGGCTATCTCGGCCGCGAGACTGGTAACGTCAAGTGGTCCAACGTCTGCGCCATAACTACGGCGGGTTGCTGCGATCCAGACACCCCAGGTATCGGATTCCCCGAGGATTTCCTCAAGGGAAACTGAATACTGGTTATCCTCAACGCGGATACGGGTGAGACTGTCGATTTCGTAAAGCTGCACTGCATCGTTCATTGTGATTATTCCTTTACTAGGGTTTGGTTGTTGCTGGTTAGGCGGTCAAGAAAAAGGGACTTGGCTTCGGCTTTGGTGTAGCCCATAAACTGTGCGTGTTCGTAGTATTCAAAGCCCGTGTATGGATCGGATACGAGGGCAGACAACTCCCAGGCACCTTGAAAGGTTCGGCGATAGGTAATCACGCTTCAACCCCCTTTAGGTAGCGGTTGAGAGCTGCAACGGCTTGGTCACGGGTGGCAAACTCGCGAAACGCTCCAATAGTGCTAATGCCCTCATCCGAATAACGGCGGAGAGTGTAAAGGCGTGGTTCGGCGGGGTAGTAAGGCATCGAAGTGTCTTCAGAGGTAACGAAAAGGTAAGCCTCGCCTGAGTCGTGGGTGAGGGTTGCCCAGAGGATACGCGACTTGAAGAATGCCATTGTGGACTTGCTGAACCAATAGCCAGAGTTTGCGATGATCTGCGCCCAGGCAGTGTCCGCATAAGCTGCGGGGGGTGTGATTAGGTTGTCGTTCACTTTGTAGCCTTTCGGTTGGTGTTGCTGGTTGGTTAGTAATACTCTAACACACTCAACACACTAAATACACTCAATGCACAAAGTTTTTTGGTAACAGTTTGGTAACGCGGGTGAGGTGGGCAAAGTGTGGCAAAGTGTGCGTGGCTAGCCAAACCCCCTCACGCTTGCACAATTTTTGATTTGCCACGCAACCGCACCCGTCTAGCACGCAACACACTCAACACACTCAACACACAAGGTAAGCACCGCCGGACGCGCCTGGATCGCGATCCCTGGACGCAACCTGGGCAGCTCGCTCAGCGGTCGCAACGCGGCGCACATTCCAGCCGTCCCCTAAGAAAGCTGTCCGGGTATGCTAAAAGCCCCCTAGCAGGTCGCTAGAGGGCTTTTAGAGGGTGTTTAGGCTATCACCTCTTGCCAGAGTGCGTTGTCCATCTCACGGGTTTCTCCGCCTCTCCACTGCCAATCAAAATAAGGCTCGCGAGTCTGCAAACCCTCGATTGCCCAGTAGAGGAAAGAGAACGGGCTGAAAGTGAAACTTTCGCCAGTGGGTGGCTCTTCGATGAGTTCGTTTAGGCTCTCGTCAAGTTGCTGGGCAAACTCCGTTGCCTTGTGCCAGTCAAAAGCATCTAAGCCGTTCAGCAATTCAACGGTGGCATCAAAGTCAAGGATGCGTTGAACGCCTCCCTTAGTGGCGTAGGGATGCACCTCGACACTGATAGCGAAGGTGAAGCCCAACACACGGATAAGGCAAACATTGCGGTGGGTCGGGTGTAGTTCATCGGGGTTGATAAAGCCCATTTTTTCTGCTCCTCTGCCAGGTGGTTGTGTCTGGCAATACAATTCAAACTGCTAAACGGCGCAACGCACATTCCAGCCGTCCCCTTGTCCGGCGGGCAAGAGAAAAGAGCCAGTTTTACGACTTGGCTCAGGTCGCTTGGGGAGCAAGTTAGTTGCGAGTGATGGTGATGTCACTGTCATCGTGGTCGCCATCTTCACCGCTGAGTTCAACGCTGTCGATGTCCACACTGAAAGTTGGGTTCTTGTCCCAGTCGAGGTTACTGCGGATGTAATCAGCGTCCATACCGCGAGGTGCAGTGACGGTGAAGGAATAGGTCAAGACAACCTCAACCTCAAACTCATTGGTGAGATCCACACCCAGGTGAGCTGCAAGCGGCGCCATTGCGTCGAGTCCGGCGAGGGTGTCGGTGTCATCGCTGTCCAGGAGGTCATTGAGGTATTTCTTAGCATTGCCACGGAAGGCCGCGTAACCGTTGCGGAGGTCATCAAGGCGAAGGCGGAGACTCTCAACCTCTGCCATTGCTCGCTCTGCGGTTGCAGTCTGCTCAGATGCGATGGCGATGATGGTGTTGGTGTCGTTGTTCTCTACTGCCTGCTGAAGTGTTTCGTGGATGTTCATCTTTATTGCTCCCTTAGTTGGTGGTGCTTTGTCGCCAGCGATTTGCTGACAAGACAAGTCTGCCCTGTTTGATGTTGTGAAAATATTCCAGCCGTCCCCTTATAACTAGCCATCCTCCTCCAAAAATGTAACTAAAAATACTTGTCTAACAACATTGCCTGCTACACTGGCACTATGAGCCGAATACCAGATCATCCGCTACGCCTGGCACGCATCAGAGCCAATCTGAGCCAGCAGGCTTTGGCGAAGAAGGCAGGGGTGCAACGCTCTGCTATTACTGCTATTGAGGATGGCAGAACTCAGGTGCCTACTCAATCTCTTAGTGCCAAACTAAATGCAGCTCTCAATACTGATGACATTCGTGAGGAAATCAGATTATGGTCAGAAAAGCCCTTGCAGCCTTCTTTGCGACTATCAGCACAAAACTTGATGCTGATACCGCCGTACACACTTGGGCAGTATTACAGGACATTTCAGCAGTGGAGATCCGACGTTGCTCCTACCCAGACAGCGTTTGCGAGTATGTTGCGTATCAATCCTGCGATTGTTCGTGATTATGAGTCCGGTAAATATGCCTCCCTACCCGATGGTCTAGCAAGCAGGATGCTAGACGCATTCAAGCCATACGGTTTTTCGCCTGAATACCTAGTAGCCCTGGAAGGACTTTATCGCTCATGATGTTTCCCTATGACCCTCGCATTGATGTTCCGTTGAATCCGGAGTCGTTCAAGGAAACCGTACTTGTGTCGGTTCCTGACCCTGTACATAATCCTGTTCACTACAAGCAGTTCCCTGTAGAGGTTATTGAGATTACTGAGCATTTGAACTTCTGCCTTGGAAACGTGGTCAAGTACGTCTGTCGCGCCGATTTCAAGGGCAATAAGCTCGAGGATTTGAAGAAGGCTCGCTGGTATTTGGATAGGGAGATTTCTAATCTTGAGCGCAAAGGATAACTATGATGTCACGAAGTTTGAATCGAAACTTGATAAGCCACGAAGAACTCGGGAGCAGGATTTATTCGAGCGCGTCCTTGCCGCCGCAATCGCCGCCGACCGTCAAGGTCTCTTCTGTGAAACTTCCGTTATTTTGGATCAAGATGAGACTCTTACAAAGCCTGACGTCGAACTGGTATGGTCCTCAACTAAGCTCCAAAACGCTCTTGAGGCTCGCGGAATCCGTACGACTAAGAATCCTAATCTCACTCTGCGTCAGGAAATGCTTCTCCAGGCTTATCTCTCGCCGCTAAATCTGAAGCCGATTCAGACGGTTGCTAAGCAACTGAAAATCACTTCTAACGAGCTTGATGGCTGGTTGCGTCAAAAAGAGTTTGCTAGTGCGATGTCGGCTAAGTCGGCTGAGAACTTGAAGTCTTATATTCCGATGGCTGATAAGGCGTTGGGTGATTTGGTTCAGCAGGGTGACATGAAGGCGATTCAGTTCTTGAATCAGTTGACTGGTCGCTTTGATCCTAATGCTAAGAGCCAGGTTGATTTGCCTGCAATCTTGTTGCAGGTCCAGGACATTATTCTCCGTTATGTGACTGATGCTGCGACGAAACGCAACATTGCTCGTGAACTTATTGCACTCGCCACGGGGCAGTCGCATTTCGCTGCACTTCCTGAGCCACAATCGACTAGTATTGAGGTTGAGGCGACAACTATCACTATTGACGAATAGAGATCCGAATGTCTTATACGACTACTACTCGCCTCGCACTCCAGAAGGCTGTGCCTGGTTCTTCGCAACCTTTCGAGACTAGCGTTATCAACAGCAACTGGGACAAGGTTGATGCTGATTCGGTTTCGGCTAACTCGCGCATCTCGACGCTTGAGACTACTGTTACTGCTGGTAACGTGAACTCGGCTACTACTGCTACTACTGCTACTACTGCGACTACTGCAACTAAGGCTAGTAAGGTCACTGCTAGTGGTCTTGACCGTACTTTTTTCGTGGCTTCTACCGCTCCTACTTCCGGTATGGCGACCGGGGACATTTGGATCAAGGCATAACGCATGGCGTTTTCAATGTCGGTAGCTTCGGTTGGGCAGAACTCTGCCACAATCAACTGGAGTGTTTCTGGCATTTCTTCCACTAACTATGCGTGGGATGTTTTCTTTACTGCTTCTGGTGGAACGCTTAGCCAGTCTGGTTTTGGTCCGTATTCTACGTCAACACAGAATGGCTCGTTTACGATTACTGGCTTGGCTAGCGGTACTTCGTATCAGGTCAATGGTGACCTAACTCTTCAGAACGGTAACGTCGGTGGCGGTAGTACTAGCACTAGTTTCACCACTACTAGTCCCCCAGTTACTTACACTGGTTCTTGGGATTTGGCTGGCGGTTCTGGTGGTGGCTCGTATCCTACTAGCGTCACTGCTGGTTCGTCGATTTCGGCTCCTGGAACTAACCCGACTCGTTCTGGCTACACTTTCAGTGGCTGGTCGGTTGGCTTCCCGTACACTCCTACTGGCTCTGGCTGGGTTATTTCGGCTTCTTGGACTGCTAACGCCACTTACCCGCCCACTTGGACGGATAACACGCTTGGCTCGGCTCAGACGACTGTAGCCTATTCTGATGGCGTTTCTGCCACGAATATGAACTATTCTGGCTCGTATTCGGTTTCTGCTGGAACGCTTCCTGCTGGTTTGAGCCTGAATACGGCTTCTGGTGCGATTACTGGTACCCCCACTACTGCTGGTTCTTTCAACTTCACTATCACCGCAACGAACTCTTATGGCTCGATTAGCCAGGCGTTCACTTTCGTAGTTTCAGTAGCACCGTCTGGTGCGATGAATGTTTACAACGGGTCTACCTTTGTGCAGGCTCCGGTGTATGTCTATAACGGAACTACATGGGTGCAGGGGGCTGTATATGTGTGGAATGGGTCTAGTTGGGTGATGGCGCTATGACAATTGAGCAGCAGGTACATGTAAAAGTGACAATCAATGATCTTTACAAGGAGCAACAGGAGACTAATAAACTTCTGATTCAACTTGCTTCCGAGTTGAAGAATCTCAGTGACTTGCCTGACCGTGTAGCCAAGTTAGAGATTCAGGCAGCTACAAACTCGTGGTTGCCGAAGATTGTTTGGACGGCTATGGCTGCGTCTGTTACTTCTGGTATTGCCAGTTTCTGGCAACTAATGACGGGGAACTAATGGACATTCACAATTTTCAGATGCCGCTGAAGAAGTTCAAGTTAGGCACTGCTTTTGGTGTAGTAGATGATGCCCACCCTAATGGTCACCGAGGTTGTGACTTCAATGGTGTCCCTGAAGGTACTGAACTGCTTGCTGTAGCCGATACTGTTGTTGCGAACATTCTCACTAGCAAGGTTTTGGGTAACATTGTCACCTTGCAGGTTGGTGACAAGTTCTTTAGTTACTGCCATATGCAGAAGCCAACTAAGTTGAAGTTGAAGCAGAAGGTGAAGGCTGGCGAGGTTGTCGGCTACCTGGGTAATACTGGTACTGCTTCGTCTGGTCCGCACCTGCATCTGGTGCTTGGTTTTGATAAGTTTTCTGCGATTACTGGATCCGTTATGGACGCCCACAAGTTCTTGCAGGATAAGATAGAACTAGAAAAGAAGGCATAATATGACCCCTGAAAAGCGTTCCATTGTTTACACCAGCGCCGCTGGTCTCGTCCCTGTTCTTGTTGCTGCGGGCTTCCTTACCGATGCTCTTGGTCAGGCAATCCTGAACCTCATCGCTGCTGGCATCTCGGTTTACGCACTGCTGCTTGCCAAGAAGCACGTTCCAAAGGCTAAGTAATGGCTACTCCAGCAGAAGCAAAAGCAGCACTCGCCAAGGAGATGGCTAAGAAGCCTTCGCCTAAGCCCACCTCGGTTACTCAGAAGCGTGATCCTGCTCCTGCTGGCGTCACCCAGAAGAACTGGAACAACAGCAGGAAGGTTCCTGCTTCTGTCCAGAAGTTGTTTGATAAGTACAAGAATGCAGACTAATGCCGTACAAGTTCACTGATAAGCAGGCTTACCATATGAAAGATGGTAAGCGCGATTACCTGCCTAAGAAGCAGGCGATTGCTATTCAGTTGAGCAAGTTGCGTGAAGAGGGCAAGATTCCGCCCCGGAAGGAAAAGTAATGGCTGAAATCGAGATTAGCGTAGAAGGCGGCGACAGCTGCTGTGATTGCGCTTGCTGTAAGAACTGCCCAGACTGTGGATCTGCGCCAGAGAATAAGGATGCACTCCTAGCGAAGTTAAAGGATCTTCTGAGCAAGAATGACTCCAACGGTCAGGCACAGAGACAGTTAGACATCGACACTCTCATTGAGCAAATCAGTGAGCTAGGCGACTAAGTTCTAAAGGAAAAACCCCCGCTATTCGGCGGGGGTTTCTTCTTGCTCGACGAAGTTATCGAGTAGCACTTGCGCTGTCCGGCAAGGGTATGGAACTTTGCATTCGGCGCAGGTGTCTTCGTCTGTGATGTCGTGAACCTGGTAAACATGCTGTAGCACTCCGAATAGGATTGCTGATCCGACTCGCAACTTATCTACGAGGTCGGACATTTCGTCGAAGGTCATCAGTTCTGTCTCGCTCATTTGTTTTCTTTCGGTAGATTCTTGAGGAACGTATTTAGTCTAGCAGTATTGCCCTTTTGAGCAGCGCGAGTTAGGTCGGGGTTCTGGGTGACGAACTGCTTGCCACCAGTGAGATACTTCAGAACCTTCAGGTCTTTAGTCTGCTGGGTGTAGCCGTTTGCCTTGTCCATTGGGGTGTAGATTCCCAAACCTTCAGCAAGCTGGGTTGGTCCAAGGGTTTGCAGGAAGCGATCCCACATAGCAGCGGCGCTACGGTCGGTGTACTTCTTTCCAGTTTGGAAGTCGGTACCGATTACTTCTTGACCAACCTGCTTGAAGATTGGGTTCAACTGTCCACCAACTAGAGCCTGCCCTGCTTGAGCATTTTCTCCGATGAGGTCACTGATGTTGCCGTTAGCTCCTGGGTCGTAGAAGAACTGGTAGTTCTCCATTACGTCGAGTGGAGCAGTGTAAGTCTTTATACCAATCTGACCGTACTGGGCAGTGTTGAGCAGTGGACCGTATGGGCTGGTTAGCATGTTCATTGGGGTGTTTACCCAAGCGTTTGCACCCCAAGGGCTTCCAGGGTTTTGCTGTTCGATGCCCTGCTGCTGGCGGATGTTGTTCATAATCTTTGGAACGATAGTGACGCCAGCGGTGTGGTTTATGAGTAGGTCGAATAGCATTCCGTGTGCTACGCGAAGCCAAGTATAGTAGCCCACGAATAGACGACCGTACTTACGCTCACCAGACGACAGCGACTGGATGCTTGGGTGGTATAGGTGGGTGTGCTTAGATACGGCAGCCCACATCTCTTCTTCGCTACTCCAACTGCGCTTAGACATGATGTCAATGGCACCAGCTGCTCGTGGGTAGTTTGAATAGACTGCCGTGAAGTCACCAAACGGCTTCAGGAAGCCCTCTACGCCCATGCGTGCGCGAAGAGTTGCACTCTTCACCAACTGCCTATTGGCGCCCGATGCGGTGGTGTCCAGCACTAGGTTTTCGTATAGGGCTGATACTTCATCGTTGTAGTAACTGTTGGTCAAGATGTTTTTCTGTTGCATCTTGGCAACCAACTCGGCAATACTCATGTGGATGGTCTTGCCGTTGATTACTACTGGAACTACAGTCTTGCCACCTTTGGTGTAGCGAGCAAACTCAGTAGTCAACTTTTCTGGGTTAGTTTCGTGAGCTAGGAAGCGGTCGATTGCAGGCTGTGCATCCTTGCCTAGACGCGATAGGTAGTCAGTCTTGAGTAGAGCGCGTGCGCTCTCATTAGCGATGTCCCACGCCAACTTCCAGTGCATTGGGTTCAGGTTGCCGCGAAGCAGTTCAGCCTGAGTATCGCCAATGAAGTTTCCAATGTGGTGGCGAGGGTTCAGGGTAGTTTGCGAGAACTTCCACCAAGAGATTGCACGCATCATGGTGTGAACTTGCTTAGTCCAGCGACCGTAGTCCTGACCCTTCATTAGGGCAGTCCATTCACGGTCAAAAGCGGCAACCTGCTTAGCGATAGTTGGATGGAATAGAACATCATCTGGCAGGTTGCTGGAAATCTCGGTAGGTATAGTTGACTTTACTTTTACCCATCCGGCTTTAGCAGCCTGCTCAAAGGTCATTCCGTAACCCTTATGGCTAAAGTTGGCAGCCAAAGACGCAGCCATACCCTGAGTAGTCTTGACGTGGTGTACGGCGCTGCCAATCTTGATGAGAGCGTCGACTGGTCGAAGGCTTGACTCTTCGAACTTCTTCTGGCGACCAGCCCAATCTATGGCATCTGATGAGCCATCTGGAATACCTGCTGGCTTCTCCATGAATGGCAGGTTACGCATCAAATCTTCAAGTCTTCCGGTGAGTTTGAAGCCGTCAGATTCTTTTAGTCCGTAGTCTTTCAACCTGCTTGCAAGTGCATCAAGGTTGATGTTATTTTTCTCTGCATCTCTGAGCAGACTAGAAATTATTTCGTTGACCTGAGCCTGGAACACCTGAATCTCTGGATCAGCCATCTCATTGACTGGCGACTTCGACAGTGCAAGCGAAATAGCCTCAGACCAGTCTTTGCCTTCAAGTCCCTGGAAGTTCTTGTTGATTTGATTCAGCGAACGGGCAAGGTCACCCTTTACTGAGTGCAACTGTGATTCAGCCATCTGGCGAAATCCGGCGAGGTCTCCAGCAGTTCCAGAAGCCTTCTGGGCTATACGCTCGGCAATGCTCAAGCCTTCACCCTTGGCTGTTACTGGTGAGTAGGTGTAAACCTTTGGCTGGTGTGCTGCTATCTGCTGGTACATGGAGTCTTCCATTGCGCGAATAGCAGTGTCAGTTGGCTCTAAGCCGAGACCATCATAGACGTCCCAACTCTCGCCAATGCCAGTTGCAGCATCTTCAACATAGGCATTTGCTAGGTCTTCATTGTGCTTGACTACAGCAGCGTTTGCGGCTGCCTTAGCGGCTGCCTTTTCGCCACCGTTTCCGGCAGTTCCAACTCGCTTGATGGTAGCGGTATCGGTTAGTGTTACACGCTCTAGCGAGTCACCAATCAGGCGAGGTGGGTGAGTTTCTGCCCACTTCAACTCAGCTGCGTGGTCGTAAGCCTCTACTGGGATGAACTTGCGGAACTGGTTGCTGTAATGCTCGATTGGCAACCAAGCCTTGTAAGCGTTGTCGCGTGCCTTGGCTAGGTCTCCTTGAATCTTCTTGGCAGTAGCACGCCACTCTTTCAAGGCTTCCTTGCTATCCAACTTCAAACCAGCCTTAGCGTGTTCGATGTAGGCGTCCTTAGCCTTGGTGTACAACTTTGAAGCCTCAGCAACAACTTCAGGGCTAGGCTTTGGCAGGCGCTCACGTCCCACTGGTGCAGACAGCATTGGGTCTTCGTGGCGAGCATAGGAGTTCAGCAACTCTACAAAGTCGCCATGATCCTTGGAGCCTAGTTGCGGAACCAGGTGGTAAACCTCAGAGAGAGCATCATTGCCCAGTTCGGTGACTTTGCCATTCTTGACGAATAGCATCGAGGTAGCACGCATTACTGCTTCTGCTACTCGACCATCAGACTGCCGGATAGCATCGCTGACATAAGCGAATCGGTCAAAGAGCATCTTCAACTGCTGGAACATTTCTTCGTTGGTGTTGTAGCCACCCTTAGTAGCAGCGTTCCAACCATCGCGAAGAAGCCCAATCATCTGACCGCTAATGTCCTGCGAACGGACTAGCCAGTCCTCTACTGCGCCTTGTGCGCGAAGCAGGTGGATAGCCTCTAAATCGGGTCCAGCAACGGTTAGCAGGTGGTAAACGAAGTCTTCAGCATAGGTGGCAATGTTTGCCTTGTAGGAGGCGCTCAGAGCCTCTCCCTTAGCCTTGTATGCGGCAGTCTTAGCGAGAGTAGTAGCATCGTGTGCAATGCCCTTCTCGCGGGCTTCTAGAGCCTGACGAGTGACATTCAGGATGCTGTTGAAGTCTAGGGAGTCGCGCTTCTCTGGAGAGAAGAGAGCGTTCTCGATGATTCGCTTTCCTTCTTCAGTCTTAGCGAATACCTGCACAATGTCACCCATGTCGATGTAAACACTGTGACGGTTGGCTACTGCATCAAACTTGAGGTTTTTGACTTCTTTCTGAATGAACATACGCGAGCCAGTGGTAGCCAGCAAAGTCTCACGCATCTGAGCCATGTGCTGGATAAACCAGTCAATCTTGTTTTCAGCGACATTGTAGGATGCAAATAGTTCGGCATCCATCTTCTCCATCTTCTTGCCGATTCGCCAGGTGTTACGACCAAGCAACTTGGCAACAAGTACCGACTGGAATGACTGGTTAGTCTGATCCGCGAGTACAGCCTCGCCAGTGTGTGGCTTCTCGGCTCCGAGGGTAGCAATGTCGCCAAGGCTGGAAGTTCGAGTGTGTCCGCCCTGCTTCTGGGTGAGGGCTAGCGCCTCGTCGAAACGCTGACCAAAAGTCTCACGAAGCAACTCAGTCGCATCTTGAACAGTCTTAGCACCCCATCCCGCGAGCGCCCCAGCTGCATACTCACGGCTCGCACCGTGAATCATTGGGGTTACGTCAGTCATTCCTAGTGCGCGAGCGTCAAGGTATGCCGAGATAACTTCGTTCTGGGATAGTCCAGTAGCCGATAGGAATGTCTTGGTATCAGCCAGGGTAAGACGCTTACGCATCTGGGTGAGTGTGAGTGCTGGACCAGCAGGGTCTTTCAGCATCTCGGTAAGCATCTGCGCGGAAGGCTTAGTAGCAGACTTCTCAAACTTGACGATGGTCTGGTTGTTTGGATCCAGAGCCTTCATAATTTTGAGTAGCGATTCAGCAGGTACAGCATCTCCTGCACGAATACCAGCGATGAGTTCTTCAGCAGAGTTGTAGGCGATTGGCTTTCCGCCAACACCAGACGCCTGTAGGTCGCTCAGAATCTTCTTTACAGCAGTTCTATCAGCAGCTGCTCCGTTGAGGGCGCCAGCGTCCAGCAGTGCCTTCCTAGCGCCTTCATCTGGTACTAGTTGCGACAACTTGTCCAAGTTTGCCTTGCTAGAGTCGGCAGTAAACTCCGTTAGACCATTCATAAGGTGCATCTGGTCAGCCTTTGGCAACTTCAAGAAATGAGTGTCGCCGGACTCTGCAAGGTATTTGCCGACAGTCTTGCTGCCGGTAGAGAACTTGTAAACCTTATTTCCGTAGGCATTTAGGAATGCAACGTTTTCTTTTGCACCCTTCTGAGCCTGCGCCAGATACTCGTTGAAGAGTTCTTTTGGCGTGAAGCCGTCCTTCAACTTGATTGCGTCCTGGATGGCAGTCTGAGCCTGTGGCTTCAGTCCCTTGAAGATTGCGTTGCTCTTATTGTTTACGCCTTCGATGAAGCGGGAAACAGTTTCACTTAGAGCGCCAGCAGATGCACTAGTTCCTGTGGTCTTTTTAGCAAGGGCATCCACTTTGCCGAGGATACTCTTTACTGCCTTGATGTCTTGGAAGCCAGCAGACTTCATTGCAGTTTCGTATGCAGTTGGTGCAGACTCCGGCATCGCTACACGGGAACGCTTAGCACCTGCTGGAGCCTTGATTGCAATCTCGCTGGGCTTTGGTGCTAGAACATCCTCGGTAGCGTTCTGAGCGCCGTGGTAAACGTAATCAGTGCCTAGACGTGCAGCTTGCTTTAGAACCTGCTTCTCAGCCTTGGCATACTCGCTCAACTTGTAGTTGGCGCGACTCGAGAAGATAACGTCCTTAGCGGCACGAATACCGTTATCGACTGCTGAAAGCGTAGCGTCGAAAGCCTTCTCAGCAAGTGAGCGATCCACTGCGTTAGGCAACTTCACCATGTTGGTGTTTAGGTTTGCCAACTTGTCTAGGTAACGCTTTTGAATCTCAGCACCAACAGAAACTTCTCCGACTGGTCGCCTATTCTGAGGCTTGATGATTCCCTTCTGCTGGAGAGGGGTAGTCTTTGCCTTAGCTAGGTCTTCAGCGGTTAGTAGTCCCTTTTCGGCAGCAACCTTAGCGCCCTCGCTGGTAACGAGTTTCTTTGCAGCCCATTCTGGAACTGAGCCAGCGGCACCACGGATAACACCCTTAGCGGCAGCTGCGCCAGTCTTACCGAGAAGTTCAAAACCCCTGAATATTGGTGCGGCAGGAATGTAAGTGGTCGGATCAAGGGCAACATCAATGGCAGTTCCAATGACGGTATTCCATGTCTGTCTGGCAACTTTAGATATGGCATCACCAGCTACTCCGGTGACATTGCTATTCTTATCAAAAAGTGCCGTAGTAGCATCTACTACTGATTTTGCAGCTGAACCATCACTCTGATTGTTTATAGTCCAGCCAAGTCGCTTAGCGATAGCACCACCAGTGTGCTTTACTTCGCCACCAGTAGTCCAAGCAGTAGCGTTCTTTGCGGAGGTAGCCCACTCCTCGCCTAGCCAGCCAAGGTAGCCGTTCTTAGCAATGGACGCATCCATGCGCTTGCGCTCAGACTGGGTGGTTGGGGTAGCGAGGCGGTAAGCCAAGTCTTCAATCCAGTAAAGTGGCGTTTGAATACTGTTTAGGACAGTAGATGCAACTGGCAGGATTCCCTGCTGAGTCTCAGCGAAAGTCTTCTTAGCGGGAGCAGTAGTGGTAGTGGTTGCAGTCTTTGCTGGGCTAGTCGAACCCATTGGAGCGATACCAGCGAGTGGGTCAGCACCTGCACCCGTAGTAACGGTAGAGGTGTTGTTGCCAACGTTCACCGGAGCCGTTGGCTTAGGAGCAGTTACCTTAGTTTTTGCCCCCATTGGGGCAATGCCAGCAAGCGGATCAGGATTCGGTGTTGGGTTCGACAAGTTCACATCCTAACTAGATGTAATCTAGTTTACTTTGTCGGAGACCAAGTGGTGTAGTAACCAGCCTTTATCGCCTTGTACATCGAGTCACGCATAGGTCCAGATGCGTTAGGGTTGACCTTTAGCCAGCCGTTGTAAACATCATTCCAAGTGACCTTACCCTTAGTCTTACCAGTGTTCGCAGCCTGAGCATCGGCAGCAACCTGAAGAGCATCACGAATAGCAGCGACGTTACGCTTAGCGAGGGTAAGTCCAGCACCAACACTCTGTCCAGGTACAAAGGAAACATTGCTCTGGCGAACCATCTTCTCCCAAGCAACTGGGCTATCCAACTTGATGTTGCTTGGCTTAGCACTCTTAGCAAGGCTAGTAGCAGCGCGAGTATCAGCGGCGTAGCGAGTAGCGGCAGCAGAAGTAGCAGCAGCACCCATAGTACCCTGCGCACGCAACTGAGCAACACCAAGGGCAGTCTGGTTCTTAGCATTAGCAAGTGCAGACTCTTGACCCATCTCAGCCTGCTTTATTCCGGCAGAGATAGCACCCTGAGCCTTCTGAGACTGTAGGTCATTCCAAGCAGTCTGCTGACCAAGAATGTCAGCCTGGTGCTGACGGTTCAACTGCTGAAGCGCATTAGCAACCTGGAAACCATAACCTGCCTGACGGGCATCGACATTGCCTACCTGTTGCTGGTTCATAGTGTTCATAAAGCCAGTCCAGTTAGTAAGTGCAGCATTAGACTGCCCA